GTCCTTTCCGGTTCCCCGGTGATTCTTATTCAGGGCATATTTTGTAATTTTCTTTTCGGGTATATCAGCCTGTTCATAATTTGAAAGCGGGTACACCTTTGGTTGACCAGTGTTTTGGTTATCTTCTAAATCAGGCAAGTATAAACCGTATGCATGCCTACACCGAGGATGAAAGAGCCCTTTGTCCTTTGCCTCCTGAAGTGTTGGGTACCCTTCGGTTTGGCCGGATAACGACAGGATTTTGCCTTGCCAAGGTACGCATTTCTCGCAAGCACCCGCGTGGCTACTCACCTTTACTAAATCATGTCCATTTTCCATTAAGCGTATGGCCGTACCCTGAAGATGAGCTTCCATGGTTGTGGTTCTGGCTACCATTTCTGCATACGTTCGCATGTTCCACTTACGTTTCAGCTTATCTTCAAAACCCGTCACCCCCTGGGTCGCCAGTTGCTCCCTGAAATTCTGTGCAACCTGCTGCCATGTTTTATAGCCAACTACCGAGCCCTTTATGTTTTCAAGTGCCAGGGTCCGGTATATATCATCAACGCGGCGACCAATGGTAGTGGCTACATCATCAAAACGGTTGTATGCACTCTCAGCCAGGACCTGGGCAGCCTGCTGATGGACTTCTCCAAAACCGACAGCAGTTGATACCCCCATTGCCGCCAATTGCGCATCAGCCGCAGCAACACCATTAAGATAAGTGTCCTGCACAGCCTCTTCACACCATGTTTTAGATCCCGCCAGCAGGTCATTGAGTATATCCTGGACATTACTTAGCATAGTCTGCAAATAGCTGGTATCATTACCCCTCAACAAAGCCGTGTTTATCTCTTCTAAAATCTCGGCTTCAGCCTCCGAATAGAATTGAAAAAGCCGGGCTACTTCATCTTCGCTTTTTTGAATTGCCTTTTCTGGTGATATCATCAGGCTCCACCACCCTGGTTATTGCCCGGTAGTGTTAACCTGGGTTTGTTGTTTACCTCTGGTGCAGTTGTTCCCTGTTCGCTTTTAATCCTGTCTATCTCTTCCTGGAGAGCATCACCTTCGAGCCCATCCAGCCGGCGCAGGCTGCTTTCTAAGCTGGTCAGGCCGGCTGTTTTTCTCGTAGCCTCAATCTGGGTTTGCTCAGTATCGTCCTGAGGCAGACCATCAAACCAATCGATATGAATGTTCTCCAATTTAGCCGCTTCTGGTTTGCCTTGAGCAACTTCCAGGGCAGATGCCAATTGCAAAGCCTTCTTTAGGGCCGGGTCGAACTCCATACGGATTCGGTTTACTTTGGCCAGCGGCGCCATCATCAGGCGTCTAAGTGCGCTGCCCGACTCTGCCAGGCCGGATTTCAACTGACCGAAGGCGGCCGGCGAAGTCTCCGAAATAAAATATAATTGCTCCATCAATGTATCAATTTCTTTAAAAGCAGGATCCAACTGCCCTTCCCACACAAGATATCCAGGCGGTTCATCATCTGGCGCCAGTGGGAAATACTTGCCCCCTGCTTTAACTGTTGACTGACCCGTTATAGGGTCGACCTCCAGTGCGGTATCCGGGCCATACATATTGGGATCTGCATGTTTATCCAGAATTCGGCTAATCTGAGCAATACGGATTTCCATCTCTTGAATCAGACCATCGAGGTCTGAATAATCGTCAAGCCCTGTTGCTCGGTCGGTAGTTATCAGATTGCTTATTTGAATAACCAAAAAATCATCAACACCCGTTGCAATGGCCTTCTCATCTTCGGCAAGCTGCCCAATCTTCTCACCATTATTCAGAAGGTTATATTTGCGGGTTGTAATCTTCCCTCTTTCGTGAATCTCCGCTTTGAGGTATTTTTTCTTGACCTTCCCTGCTCCCATCGCAAGAGAAGTAACCTCTTCATAGGTCCAGGCCAGTACATGGGCGTTAACATCCTTAACGTTGTCTGGAGATACTACCGGGAACCATACCAATGGCGTCTGACCTTCAATAATTGCCCGGTTGCCATCTGAGCGAACCTTAAAAAGACCGTCTCCAAAGCGGCTAACATCGATTACAACTTCGTAAGCCTTCTTTATGAGCTTATTATCATCAACCAACCTTTTGACGTGCTTACGTTCCGGGCTGTCCTTGTCCCCTGCCGTTATTCTGGGCGGTTCACCGAGTAGCAAATTACCCCATAGGGTGGATAAACGTTTGTGCCAGTTAAGGATGAGTTCCAAGGTTGCCCGCTTATCTTCACGAAGCAACTTTATCCAATCTTTATAAACCAGTTCATGGTGCCCCTCGAAGAGATTCCGGTTGGCCCGGTATTGTTGCAATCTCTCTTCCTCGCCCTTTGGGGGCCAGGGTTGGCCTGGATTGAGGAAATCTAAGCTTGTAAGCATATTTGGCACCTCTCAACCTTTGTTGGATTTTATCAACTTGCTTTATTAATGTTTTTGCGACTGAACATCGTATGCAAAACATAACGCAAAGCATCGAGCGCGTGGTCATTCTGTTTAACCGGTTTGTCCTCACCCTTCTTCTGGGCTTTTGGATCCCAAACGTAATTGGTGAGTTCCTTCAGTAAGTTAGGACACTTCGGTCCATAAATAAATAACCGCTGCTCACCAAAGAATGAAGCAACGGTCCTTATTCCATTGATTACGCTGTTGTCTGCTTTTCTAAGCCCAGCCACTCCGTCTTTTCTTAATTGCAGAATGAAACTTGCAGCGCTGGGGTCTATGCATATAGCTCTCGGGTACCGGCCTTTTATAAACGCTTTCAAATCTCGGCTATATTCGGCATCGGTCTTTTGGCGACCGGTCTTGGAACTATCCCAGTAATACTCATCAACAATATAAAGCCTATTTCCAGCTTGGCCGATTAAAAGTAAAACGGTTGGATTTCCCGTACCATAGTCAACGCCCAAATAGTAGGCTTCAAACTTGGCCGGCAGCTTATCTACAACATGGATTGCCTCATCAAACATGTCGTATATAACGCCCTCGGCCAGCACCCAAAGGCCCTGAATCATGCGTTTATACCAGAGCCCAGTAAACATTCGCTTATAGCGTTCTTTTATCCTGACGGACAAAGCCAGGTTATCATCAAGGGTGAAGTGAAGGTGTAAAACCTTTTTCTCCCTGGCTTTATCGATGTACTCCATTTTTATATAGTGGAAAGGCCCTTCTGGATTGCAGTTCATCCATATCTTTGAACCTTCAACCGAGCAGCGGCCTATCATTTGTTCGATAAATGATTCCGGGAATAGTGCTGCTTCGTCAGCATATGCTCCGGCTGCAGTTAAGCCCTGCAGTGTATCCTGGCTGGCTTCATTGTTGGCACCGAATAGGTAATACGTATTGGTGCCTATCTCAATTCTTGCGTCCGGGCCCGAACGGATATAATAGTAAGGGATTCCTTTCGCGTTGAGGATCTGAAACATAGGCTTTAATACATTGCGTTTCAGGGCGCCCATGCTCCGGCCGGCCAGGATGAAACTTTCATCTCTAAATGTAGCCAAAGACCAGGTAATAAACCCGTCTATCATGGCGATGGTCTTTCCTGCTCTGATAGAACCATCGCAGATAATCATGTCATAGTCTTTATAAGGGCTCGGGTCCATCCACCAGGTCAGGACCTTCTTTTGTTTCACGGAGAAAGGCTGAAATTTGAAGACTGCTGCATTATGCGCCCTGGCCATTAGTTATCAGCCTCGCCTTCGCTATCATCCTCCTTGTCATCCTCACCCTCTTGATCGGGTTCGTCTTCGGACCATACGTCTTCAGCCGTACCTTTTAGAGCCTCAATATATTTGCCAATTTCAGCTTCTGGCATCGGATTCTTTATCTTGTCCAGTTCAGCCTTCAGTTTATCGATGCGCAGCTGCTGCTCTTCGGCTTGGAGGTCTTTCAGCAGCAGTTCTTCATATCTGGCAATCAACCTCTCAAGGGTTTGGATAGCCCGGGATTGCGCCTGCAAGAAAGACGCATGTTTGTCCCAAGCATGCTGAACTTCCCATTTCTCGCCGATTATTTTCCCCCATTGTTCTCCGACCCTCTCAATTGTTTTGTCCTCCTGGTCCCTCACCCACATGATCTTCTGGGCCCGGGCTATGGCCGTGTACTGAATTACAATCTGGTCCCAGAGAATATCTAAGGGGCTCATGGTTTGGATCCCTGCTATAATTTCCCTGGTCTCTTCATCGTCGGGGAATATCTTGGCGAAGAAGCCGTGCTTCTCTCCCTTTTTATTGCCTGGTGGGCCGCCGTGGCCGCCGCGGTTGCCCAGGGCGTTTTTATTTCCTTTCGGCGCTCCGTGGCCGGCAGCGTTCCGGTTGCCTTTAGGGGCGCCGCCGGGTTTCTTTTTTAGTTGCGCAACTATATTTTTTGATTGCGCAACTTTATCGTTCCATTTATCTTTAACCTTCCAATTGCGGACTTGGCTATCTGATACTCCAAGGGCAGCAGCGATATCCTTGCATAGTTTAGTGCCGCCGCTTTTCTCGTACAGTTCAAATGCTTTATGGCGATTGTCGCTTTGACGCCTGCCCACTACATAACACCACCTCCCAGGCTGGAATGAAAAAAGCCCGGCACTTATGCCAGGCTTGCAATTAATGAATTTTTATCGCTGCGGAAATTCAAACCAATATCCTATCTTACATTTTGGACAATATCCCGCTCCATGAAGTTTCTCGCCTTCTGGTGGTTCTGGTCTATTTATATTCATTACTTCACCGCAATGTACGCAGACCATTTTTACAGCATCTAACTGACATTGGTTACATTCTGACCATTTTTCCGCGTCTTTAGCATCACATAAAAATTCAGCGTCTTTCCTTAGCCACTCAGGAATTTTATTCACCCTGGTTGCCCTCCTTTCGCCGTTTTTCTTTAAATTATTCGGCGGAAGGAAGCTTTTCCCTGCAACTATGCTAAAATCGAGTAGGAGGGAGAGCTATGATAAATATAAGCGACCTTGAACCTGATCAAGCTGGAAACAGATATATTACTTTTGCTTATTGTGAAGGTGATGAACAACTCGGTTATTTAAAAATCGAGGAACCCGAGAGAAAGTCAATTGAGATCGCCGGGTTGTTCGTCGACCAAAAATACCGCTCTAAAGGAATTGCTCCCCGTTTGATCGGTGAACTCATTAAATGGTGTTCTGAAAATTACCCTTCAGTAGAAAAACTTACCGCCTATATTGCTCCTATGTCTCCAGCAGGAGATGCCGGCGTAACCCCTGACGCACTAAAAACTTTTTATGAGAAACAGGGTTTTATTCTTAAACCTCACGGGACCTTTGGTGATGAATTTATGGGAACTCTATTTCTAAAATAGCCTGTTTCTTTCCTGCAATTCGCTGGTCACCCTTAAGGTAATCACCCCATACCCACCGCTCCCAAGGAGCAACGGGGCGAATTATCCCGCCCTTAACCTTGATTTCAGAAAAACAAGAGAGCCCAGGGGTTTTATTGCCCCAGGCTCTCGCAATAAGTTTACACTATCATAATAACACGTTTAATATATCAAATAGACTCAAAATAGACTCAAGCGACCCACATCCCCCAGGAGACGGCTAATCGTTCTATAATTTCATGCTTTGCTTTAATTATGGCAGCCCTTGATGATTCTGTGTGATCGGCCAGCACATCGTTATATCTCCATCCCTGCGACCATACGGCCTCAAGAACTCGCCTCTCATTTGCTTCTAGGCCGGCCATTACATCGTGCATCTTGTCCATGCATTTCTTATAGTAAAACAGATCCGGCCTTTCCATGAAGGCCTCCAAGGTCTCTTCCATGATTTCATACCGACGTTCTACGGGGTTACTATTGCCCGTTGGTATCCCGCAGCCGTTGGGATCGAGTTCACGATTCCCGCCAGAGTGTAAATATTTGATTTCTATATTCGCCCACTCCTCTTTCCAGCGTTTTTTATAGAGCGGATATAGCTTCACCTGTTTAACACAGAATTGCCAGACCTCGGCTGGTATCCTCGCCACCTTATCCCCTCCCCTTCGTCCTTCTCAGATACTTGCACGCCCCTATACCGCCCAAACCTTCACTTCTGTCCTCTGCGGCATCCCTTTTCGCCGGTGTACCAGGAGATCCACCACCTGTGAATCATCCAGGAATACTATCTGGTTCATCCCATCCAAGATGGCTTTGGCTATGTTATCGGCGTCACCCGGCCTATGTTGTTCGGATAAATAGGCCCATATTTCCACGCCGACCGCCCCTTCGAGCGGGGGGGTTCTGTGCATGGCCAGTCTCGCGGCCCACCCGACACAGTCTTTGTACGCCAGATATCGCTGTGCTGCCGGTTTGATATACTTCCCTCGTTTGGTCATTCGCGCAGCTGGGACCGGGCGGCCGGGGATCGTGAAAATTGCTATCAGTTCCCCATCCTGCATCTACACCACCCCCTCC